GAAAGGGCTTTTATAGTTGCAGCTATTGAAATAAAAATAGAAGAAGATAAGAAGCGGGAAAAGCAAATAAAGAAACCTAAAAAAAGATAGCAGGATGGTTATTGCAGTGACCATCCTGCTGTTCTTTTATAAAGGCAGGTGAGAACATGGCTACAATAAGAACTGCAATCCAAATTACTGATGGAATGTCACCAGCTTTTAGAAGCATGAACACAGCAATGAATATTGTTTTGAATAGCTTTGAAGCACTACAAACAGCTTCCCACAATGCCATTGATACCAGGAGTATTCAAACAGCAAGGGAAGAACTTGCAAGGGCTGAAACATCTTTCAATAATGTTGAAAGGGAAATCCGGGAAGCTAATGCACAACAGCAAAGGTTTAATGAAAGTATTCAGAATGGTCAAAGTGCTGCTGATGGGCTTCATGGTAAAATAACAAAAATTGTTGGCGCAATTGCTGCTTATGTTGGTATAACTCAAACCCTTAATTTATCTGATACTTTGGTTTCTACAAAAGCAAGGCTTGACCTGATGAATGATGGACTTCAAACATCAGTTGAATTGCAGAACATGATTTATGCTTCTGCTCAAAGGTCAAGAACTTATTATATTGATACTGCACAAGCAGTTGCAAAGTTGGGTATTCTTGCAAAGGATGCTTTTTCAAACAATAAAGAAATAGTTGCTTTTGCTGAATTGATGAATAAACAGTTTAAAATTGGTGGCGCAAGCATTCAAGAACAAACAGCAGCAATGTATCAGTTAACCCAAGCAATGGCAGCAGGAAGACTTCAAGGTGATGAATTCAGGTCAATTATGGAAAATGCACCAATGTTGGCGCAAGCTATTGCAAAATATACCGGAAAATCAATGGGTGAATTGCGCCAAATGTCGGCTGATGGTGAAATTACTGCTAATATTATTAAAAATGCAATGTTTGCGGCAGCAGATGAAACAAACAAAAAATTTGCTGAATTACCAATGACTTGGGGGCAGGTTTGGACTTCAATAAAAAACAAAGCAGTAAAAGCTTTTGACCCAATCCTTGCAAAAATCANTGAACTTGCAAATAATGATGACTTCCAACAGTTGGTTGACAATGTTGTTGGTGGGATTGTTATAACTGCAACAGTGGCATTGGGGCTTTTTAATATATTAGCTTCAATTGCTGGTGTAATTTCTGATAACTGGTCATGGCTTGAACCTATCGTGTGGGGGCTTGTGGCGGCTTTCATTGCTTATAATGCAGTTGCCCTTGTAACTAATGGTATTCTTGCTTTTCAAGGCTTACAAGCTAAAATAGCAGCAGCAGGACAGATGATGCAAGCCGGGGCAACATTCACAGCAACAGCAGCACAATATGGACTTAATGCAGCATTATATGCTTCCCCATTAACTTGGATTATCATATTGATTATTGCTTTGGTTGCTTTGTTTTATGCGGCGGTTGCGGCAATCAATCATTTTGCAGGAACATCAGTCAGTGCAACAGGAATTATTTTTGGTGCTTTTGCTGTTTTGGGTGCTTTCCTATGGAATTTATTTTTAGGTGTGTTTGACTTTATACTTGGTGTTATCAATGCCCTGGTGAATCCATTTATCAAATTTGCAAACTTCGTTGGGAATGTATTTAACAATCCAGTTTCTTCAATCATTTATTTGTTTCAAGGAATGGCTGATGGGATTCTTGCAATCCTTGAAAAAGTTGCTTCAGCACTTGATTTTGTTTTTGGCTCAAAAATGGCTGATGCTGTTGCAAGTTGGCGGTCAGGCTTGAAAGGTATGGCTGATGCAGCAGTTAAAGAGTATGCGCCAAATGAGAATTACCAAAATGTCATGAATGAACTGAATTTAAGTGTTGATGATTTGGGATTGAAGCGCATTGAATACGGTAAAGCTTGGAATGTTGGATATGATGCCGGGAAAACAGTTGAAAGTAAATTTGATTTAGGTAATATTCTTGGCAATGCTTCCAACAGCCTTGATGCTTTTGACATGGGTAATAATCTTGATGGCATATACAAGGGTGTTGGTGATACTGCTGGTAATACAGCAAAAATGGCTGATTCAATGGATGCAAGCGAAGAAGAACTTAAATATTTGCGTGACCTGGCAGAACAAGAAGTGATTAACCGTTTCACCACTGCTGAAATCAATTTGACAGTGGCAAATGAAAACCATATAAATTCTGAAATGGATTTGGATGGTGTTGTCACCTATATTGAAGAAAAATTATATGAAACAATGCAAGTTGCAGCGGAAGGGGTGCATGAGTAATGGCATACATTGTTTATTTGGATGGTGTTGCATTACCCATCACACCTTCCAAAATGCAAATGAAGATAAAAAACCAAAATAAAACCATCACTTTAATAAATGATGGTGAAGTTAATATATTGAAAGATGCCGGATTAACTGAAATTTCTTTTGATGTAATTATTCCACAAGTAAAATATCCTTTTGCAATTTATTCAAGGGGATTCAAAGATGCTGAATTTTTCTTGGATAAATTTGAAAGTTTGAAAACAAGAAAAAAGCCTTTCCAATTCATTTGTTCAAGAACTCTACCAAGCGGAAAACTGCTTTTTGACACCAACATTAAAGTTTCCTTGGAAGATTATAAGATTGATGAAGATGCCAAAGATGGTCAGGATTTAACCGTTACAATTACTTTAAAGCAATATAAAGATTATGGAACAAAGCTTGTAAATATAGCAATTAAGCAAACAACAGCACCAAAGGCAACTGTAAAAGCCGCAAGACCTGCTGAAACAGCACCAGCCTTGAAAACTTATACTGTAAAAAGTGGTGATACCCTTTGGGCGATAGCAAAGAAATATTTGGGAAATGGCAGCAGGTACACTGAAGTATATAACTTGAACAAAAGCAAAATCAAAAACCCAAACTTGATATATCCCGGTCAAGTATTAACTTTACCAAGTTAAGGGGGTGTTGTTTTTGATTGAACTTTTAATTCAAAATGAAAATAAAGTATATCAACCAGTTGTTGAGGAAGGAATCACTTGGGAAACAGAAAGGAAAGGTCAGCCGGGAAAGCTGACTTTTTCTGTTGTCAAAGATTCTATTATTAATTTCCAAGAAGGAAATGCTGTCAGCTTAAAAGTTGATGGTGTAAAAGTTTTTTATGGCTTTGTGTTCAAAAAAGAACGTGATAAAGGAAATCTTATCAATGTTACTGCTTATGACCAATTAAGGTATTTCAAGAATAAAGACACCTATGTTTATGTAAATAAAACAGCGGGTGAATTGATTGAAATGATTGCAGCAGATTTTAATTTGAATACAGGAACATTAGAGGATACAGGCTTTAAGATTGNTTCCAGGGTTGAAGATAATAAAAGCCTGTTTGATATTGTTCAAAATGCGCTGGATTTAACTTTGCAAAGTAAAAACAAATTGTATGTTTTATTTGATGATTTTGGTAAATTAACTTTGAAAAATGTTGAATCAATGAAGCTGAACCTGATGATTGATGATGAAACAGGTGAAAACTTCAAATACACTTCAACCATTGATGGTGAAACATACAACAAAATTAAATTATCCTTTGAAAATGAAAAAACAGGAAAAAGAGAAATTTATATTTCTCAAGATTCAAGCAATATCAACAAATGGGGGGTGTTGCAATACTTTGAAACTATTGATGACAAGGTTAATGGAAAAGCAAAAGCGGATGCTTTACTTGCACTGTATAACAAAAAGACCCGGAATCTTACAATATCCAATGCTTTTGGTGATGTTAGGGTTAGGGCGGGCTGTTCCATCCCAATAAAGTTGAATTTGGGTGATGTTAATGTTCAGAACTTCATGTTGGTTGAAAAAGTACAGCACACCTTCAATAAGGATGAACACAGCATGAATATGACATTAAAAGGGGGTGGGTTCAGTGCCTAATATGCTTGAAATAATCAAACAGGCTGCGGTTGAAGCTGTCAAAGTATCAAACCCTTGTGCAATTATGTTTGGTAAAGTAATAAGCATATCCCCATTAAAAATAAATGTGGAACAGCGGTTGACACTGGATGAATCACACTTGGTTTTAACAAGTTTGGTCAGGGATTTTTCAGTTGATATGACAGTTGACCATACAACAGAATATACCAGCGGCGGCAGTGGTGAAAGTTCTTTTGAAAGTCATAATCATGCTATTACAGGGAAGAAAACATTTCAGGTTCATCTTGGGTTAAAAATTAATGAATACGTTATGTTGCTTCAGATGCAAGGCGGCCAAAAATATATTGTTGTAGATAGGGTGGTGATTTAATGATTCCAGCAATAAATGATGATTTACAAACTGATTTTGAATTTGAAGAAGAAACTTCAAACACTTATAAAATGAACCTGAATGATTCAATTATTGCTGGATATGTGGATGAACGTGAAGCAATGGTTCAAGCAATTTATTTGATTCTAAACATTGAACGGTATGAACATTTAATTTATAGCTGGGATTATGGGATTGAATTGATTGATTTNTTNGGGCAACCAATACCATTTGTTCTTCCNGAATTGAAAAAGAAGAATNACTGAAGCATTGACACAGGATTCAAGAATNNNANGNGTTGATGNTTTTTCNTTTNANNCCAACAANGGNAAGGTTCATGNNAGCTTCACAGTNAACACAATATTTGGTGANATTGAAGCAGAAAAGGTGGTGACNATTTAATGTATGAANNNATNACNTNTGAAGTNATNCTNCAAAGGATGCTTGCANCAAGTTCCAAACACAGTTGACAAGCGTGAAGGTTCCATAATTTACAATGCACTTGCACCCGCTGCTGTTGAACTTCAGAACATGTATATTGAATTTGATTGGATTTTGAATCAATCT